TTATTGGTCGGTCGGTTGTCCCGGACGTGGCAAGTTCATCAGATATCCGGCCACGGGGGGCGCGGATTTTTGGGCAACCGTTGCCGCGCCTTGTGCAACACGAGCCGCTGGAAACGCTTCTGTGATGACTTGGCCGACACGCGCGGCAGTAGGCGATGACATTGCCGCGCCTGCAATTCCTTCCGCGATGAGAGATTTGCCGAACGTGGTAGCCCCGCCCGCTACGCTCGCCACGCGTCCGATTTTGCTCAAAAGGTCGAACGATCCCGCCGTGTTCGAGTGATTGCGATACCGCCCCGCCTCGCGTGCGCCCTGACTGACACGGCCGATGTTGTCGAGATCGGCGCGAGCCTGCGGATCGGGAATGAGCGCAGCTTTGGCAGACGGGCTGAAATTCTCATCCTGCCAGTTCGTGAGAAAGGTCTCGGGGGAGAACACATCACCCGCAGCCGACTGGTTGCCGGGCTTGGCACGGCCCAATGTCTGCACGACGCTGGCACGGACTCGGGCGGCCTGATCGGGCTGGAGCGTATTCAGGACGCGGCCTACCAGATCGCCATCTCCTGTCCCGTTGCCCTTGATCAATGTCGAGATGCGACCCGCCACCCGTTCCGGGCTGTAGCGCGCGTTATCAGGGCCGATCACCTTCCGTATATCGTTCAAGTCGCTGCGGCTCTGCGCATAATCGCTGTCAGCGGCCTGCCACATATCAGCGGCCTGTCCCTGTCCCTGTTGACGCAATCCTGCATCGATATCTTGCGCAAGCGGCTGACGAAGAGCGCCCGCGATCTCGCGGCTATTCGGGTTGGTCGCGTCAAGCTGGCGGCCGAGATCGGTGCGAAGGCGACGCAAACCGCTAACAGAGTAGCCGCGTGTGTTGAGGTCGCTGGAGATGTTTTCCAAGGCCCGGACATTCGGGCTGTCAGCCCCACCGGGGACGTTGCGAAGCTCGGCAATCTTGGACGCGAGCGCCTGAGAGAATGACGGGAGCGACGGAATGACGGGATCGCCAGACAGCGTCTCGGCAGCACCATAGGCCTGATTGGCAGCCGCACGAGCGCGATCACGATAGCCGCCAAGACTATTGGAATCGAGCAAATCAGCCGCCGTGTCCGCCAAAGGCTGCGCAGTTTCGCCTGTAGGCGCAAGGCTGTCCGCCGCACGGTTCTTCGCCGCTTCGATCGCATCGATGTAGCCGCCAGCGCGGTTGCGAAGGATAGCGCCGCCAGCGAGCGATTGATTGACCGCACCCGTCAAACGACGGGCAACAGGGCCACCAACATCAGCGGGTGCCGGCCGGATCGAGATGCCATCGCGGGATAGCGCATCAGCAGCGTTCAGGACTTCACGGCCCGCAACGGTAGTGGCGCTTGGTGTGGAGGCGATGGCGGCAAGCTGATGTGCGACGCTGCCGAGCGCAAGGTTGGCCCCTGCCCCGACAACAGCGTCACGTGCAACGCCGCCCGGACTATTGGCATTGGTTGAGAGCGCACCCTGCACCGCGCCGCCTACGAGCAATCCACCACCAGTCGCGAGTGCGGCGGGTGCGCCGATTGCGGCGAGGCCGGCTTCAGCCGGGGCTGCTACCAACGCGGCGGGAGCCGTCATGGCGATCTCGCCTGTAAGGCGTCCGGCTGTCGATCCACGATCGGTAGCCTGCGCGGCTCCCTGATCATAATAGCGACGGACATCGCCGCCGATATCGTTGGTCAGCCCGATTTTGTTGCCAATGTAGCCGACGCCGCCCGCGATGTTTGCCGCGATATGGTGAGCGCCGTCCTCGACACCCTGCGCAAAGGACTCGGGGCGATTATCGACCGGCGCGCCGATCGTCTGAGAGGGGTCGCCGGGTGCGGTGCCGATCGTCTCGACATGGCCGGGGTGCGCATCATTGAACGTGTCGCGGTCCTGAAGGACTTTGACCTGCTGTGGCGTCAACTGAAAGTGCCGGTCGTCGTAAAACTTCTTGAGATCGCTGAATCGGGTTTTCGGATCGTCCAACATCTGGCGCAGGACAGCGCCCGTATCCTCTACCGGCGCACCCTGCGGGACGACGGACTGATCTGCCGTATGATCCTCTACAAAACCGGACGGCAACGCGGGCGCATCATCATGAGCGGCCGGAGCCGGGTCGGCAGCGGGCGCGCCCTGAGCCGCGCTCTGCGGAGCGACATCCTGTGGGGCCGCACTCTGGCGAGCGACAGACGCATCGTCGAGAACGAAGCCGTCCGGAAGCGGCGGAGCGCTATCGTCGCTCATCGTGCGGGAACCCACTGGCCATTGACCAGCGCGAGCTTCTGCCCGGTCTGCGGATTGGTAGCCGTGCGGGTAGGACGCGGTGCCGCTGATGTCGGTGCCGCTGATGTGGGCGCTGCCGAAGCGGGCTGGCGACCATGGCTATCGAAGGCGCTCGACAGATTATCGATGCCAGCCTGTTCGCGAGCAATGGCCTGATCCCACTGAGACAGACGACCGTCCATGTCCTTGTGGAGCGCGTCGCGCGCAGCTTGCTTCTGCTGAACGCTGGACGCGGAAGACAGGGCTTCATCCTGCTCGTTACGAGAGGAGTCAGACACGGTGCCGCCGCCGTTGGGGCCGCTCGATAGCACGCGCGCCGTCTCCGCGATTGCAGGGCCGCGAGCTTCATCCATGCCCGTCAATTCCGGGCTTCCGATGACGTGCCTGTAGAACGACTGGATAGGCGCGTTGAGCAACGGAGAGGAAGTCTGACCGGGTGCCGTCGCGCTGCGATCGATGTAGTTCTGCCACGAGTTGAGCGCGGTATCCTCTGCCGCCGCGATCTGCTGACGCTGCTTTTGAAGCTGTGTCAAAGTCGCTGTGTGGGCAGTGTATTGCGAACGCAAACCAGCGATCTGACCCGCTGACATATTCGTCGAATAGCCGGCTGCCTTCTCCAAGATGGCCTTCCGCAAGCTCGATCCACCATTACCCATTGCGGGCATTTTTCCCGTGAGGACGTATTGGCGCGCAGCGAGATCGACGGCCGGATCATTCGGGTCGGCATCGGACGCGCCCTGAATGACATGGAATTCGCCAGTGCGCGCGTTCATCTGCCCCGAGACGCCATTGATGGTCGCCGGCTTCCAAATAGGACCGGACGTGCCGCCGAGATCGGTGATCGTCGGACCAGCGGCGGGAGCGCCCTGCGCACCCTGTTGCGCTGGAGCCTGCTGACCCGGCTGCGCGACATACTGACGAAGGTCATTGTTGCGCTGGAGCCAATTCGGGAGGTTGCCAGCGTTGGCAGGATTCTGCGCGATCGAGCGATAGCGCTGCTCGCGCCAATCCAGCATCTTCGCAGGATCGCCACCCGTTTCCCGCAACATCCTTTGTGCAGTCGGGACGCCCATGTTGATAGCCGTATCATAGACTACGGCCTGCCCCGCTGGCGTCGGCTGATTGGCCGCGCCGCTTGCATCCCAATACCGGGTCTGGCGGATTTGCTGTGCGGCCTGTGGTGTGAGGTTGCGGACGTTGATGTCCGGATTGTATTTTTGATTGATCCCGAAATTGACGGGAGCGCCAGATGCGCCATCGCGATCGGCGTAGCCGCCTTCCGCACCCTTCTCGAAACCATTGTCGATCGCAGCGAAGCCGCCAGCGCCGGGGCCTGCACCAGCCGGTGCCGCACCCTGTCCGGGAGCAAGGCCTTGACCGGGCGTCCCCGGCACGTTGACGACCCGAACCTGACCGGTCACGGGATCGGTGACGACCTGTGTCAAAGGCTTGGTTCCGGGGGTGTATATCGTTCTGTATCCGCCCTGCCCGTCGCTCGTAAGCACAGCGCCATCGGCCGCAGTGATCGGCTTGTTAGCCTCCCGCTCTTCCTTCTGTGCCGCGAGACGATCCTTGATCGACATGCTGGCAGCGCTCGCAAGCGCCAGACCGTTGTCTGAGAAGTCATGGGCGTTGATCTGCGCGTCCGTGGCACCGCGAGAGGCCAGAAGGGCACGAGCGGCCTCACGACGGGCTGCACCACCATCGTCGCCCGGAATCTGCTGCAAGGCGGGCACGAGGCGACCAACGAACTCGGCATCGTCAGCGGCCTGCGCCTTGGTCTTGTCGTCTACCGCGTCGAGATGATCGAGCGTCGCGTAATTACCAGCGCCAAGCGCCGCGTTGCGCGCACCCGTGATGTCGCCGCTTGCGGCCTGCTGTGAAGCCATCTGCGTATTGGAATACTGATCGTCCGCACGACCATCTGTGACCTGTTGACGCTGCATGTTGTATTGGTTCTGCGCGAGGGCCTGATTATCCGCCTGCGCCGAACGATCATCACGAGCAAGCGCCGCCATGTCGGGGAGATAAAGGCCTCCGCCAATGTTCATCAAATCCGACATGTTAAGCTCCGAACATCGATGCAAGACTGCCGAAGCTCGAATTGAGATTTGTCAGCGTTCCGTTGATGATGTTGCCCTGATTAAGGGCATTCTGCGACGAAGAGGCCGCCTGCGAGTTATTTGCCGCAGTCGTCTCATTGACCAACTGTGTGCCTTGCCCAAGCAAAGCATTCTTTTCTGCGGTGCCACGGTTCGCAACTGTGTTGAGTTGGCTCAAATAGTTGTTTTCAGTGCTGTCGGCGAGACCGGTATCGTAAGTCGCGAGCGCCTTTGCGGTCGCGCCAGACTGGAAAGCACCCTTGGCAGCGGCATTGGCGTCAATGCCATTGTTCGCTTGATCCATCAGGAACTGGTAGCCGCTCGTGTCGCGATAATTACTGAAACCAGCATTGCCCGCTGCCGTGTCGGCCGCCGATCCAATACCAAGAATTCCGTTGATGCCGGATTCCGCGCTGTTGGCGCTATTGATCTCCGGCGTGATTAGCTGTTTGCCTTGGTCATACATGCTCTGCGCGAAAGCCCGATTATCGGACTGCGCCTGCGCGTTGATCTTTGCCGCTTTACTACTTGCGTTCGACGATGCGACGCCGCCGATGATTGATCCTACTATTCCACCCATGTCGTTATTTATGCTGGGATGCCGGGTGCACGGACGGTGATGCCGGTTGTCGCCGGGGCGGCAAGAGCCGGGGTCGTGATGGCCCCGATTGTATGCGTAGCGCCAAGCTGTGCCGCTACCGCCGTGTCGGATGTGATGTGGAAGGTGACGTTGCCGCCCGCGCGCGATGGATCGCTGTAATAGACATAACCAGTGGTGGACGGTGCCTGCCCGCTGATCGTGCCGGCACTCACCGCTACCATCGATCCATCGGCGTAGTAGCGAGTATGGCCCCCGATCGAGACGACCGCCTTTGTCGTATCGTTGGGATCGATATGCGCTGTCAGCACGCCATTGGTTATGAAGCTCCAGACCAACGCCTGTTGACCCGTGACCGTTGCCACGCCCGTTGCTGCCGTCTGTGCGGTCGCGGACGCCGCCTGAGCTTCTGTGGTGGCGATGCCGGCCTGATCGAGCGCGGCGGTGATGTCATTGACCTGAGTAGCGATGGCGTTGACGATCGTGGTCTCATTGGTCGCACGATCGTTCTGCAAGCGCTGAAACGCGGATGTGGGATAACCGGTTGAGGGATCGACGATCGGCTGATTAGCCGTGAGCTTCATCAGCGTCAGAAGCTTGAGGACGACCGACATCAGTCGAAGCTCTCATTTGCCGACATGGCCGAGATGCGGACGATGACGGGATCGACGATCGAGATTTCGAACGTGCGGTAGCTCTCCCGCCCTGCCCCGAGCCTGTATGCCGTCAACACGTCGCTGCCGGCGCGGGCCGGGAGCGCCCGATAGGTGGACGGGAAGTCGTTTTGCCCATCGTGCCAACGCAAGCGGTAGCTGCATGGCGCGGACGATCCGACGTAGACCGCCACGCTGTCATTGCGGGTCGCGCGCCGCGAGGGGAGCGCAACAGTCCCGGTGACGATCCGCTCGATAGGCTGGCCTACATCCGTCGCAACCGTGCGATCCATCTTGAGGACGCTGGAGGACACGGTATCGCCGAGGAGCCATCCGGAGTTGGTCTGAACGCTGTAGGCCGGAGTGAATTCGGTCTGGCCATAACTCTTGAGCCGCGACCAGCCCTTGGTCGCGCAATCATATTGGAATGATCCCCGGCCGGGAATTTTGAGGACGTAGAACTCGTGCGCGTCCAAGGTGTAAACGAACGCACTGACATCACCCGATCGCTTGGCAATATGCTCTTCTATCGTGAATGTGCTGATACGCGTCGGGACTGCCGCTGCACGATAAACGACGGCGTTATCCCCAACCCAAAACAGGGTGTTATCGACAATCTTGACGCTCTGTGCGCTCATGCACCCGCGAGCGAAATTGCGGCCGGGCTCGCGCTGGAACGGGCTGTCGCCGTCGCCCGTAGCCGTCCAGACTTCCACGCTGCTCGTGCCGAAGAGGTAGAGTTCATCCATGAGGGTGTGACAGGCCACGAGCCCGTCAGCGCTGGACTCCGCTGTGTAGAAGTTCAGGGCGTTCGTGCCGCTCGTGAAGTCGTAGACACCCGGTGGGCAGTAGAACCAGCGGCCATCCGGGCACGCAACGATGATGTAATTGTCAATGGCGGTGACATCGATCGCAGCACGGATGGCAGGCGTCGTGTCGGCGTCCGGAATTGCGACAGGCGTGAGGACGCCAGCGTTGAGGAAGTAGAGCAGGCCTCCAGATGCAACGGCGAGCTTGTCGAACGACGCCGCGAAGGAAGCCGATTTGCCATCGTTGGCGATAGCGCCGACCGTTGTGACAGCGGTGCTGGAAACCGTCTGGAGTGACCCGCCAGCGGCGACATAGACCGCGCTGCCCTGCACGCCGTCACACTGATACATGGCCCGCGTCGGCCCCGCCGTGGTGGCATAGAGCGTCGTGCCCGGACGCTGGAGCCTAAGCTGGCGCGTATCGTCAACGGCAGCGTCGCTTTCATCATCCTCGACGAACAGGTTGATGAGTTCGACCTGAGGCTCGAAAGCACCATCACGACTGTAGGCTTTGAGCCCAAGCGGCACCGCGACCATTACCGGTCACGACCATAATCGCGGGTCGAGTAGGAATGCGTGAGCGCAATGGTGAAGTTGCGAGCCGCATCCTTGACGGGATCGGGGATCGGACTTCCATAATCAGCGGCAATCTGGATCGCTATGCAGCACGCAAAGCCGTTGGGATCGCCATAGGCGATCGGGCATTCCATCGCGAGGATACGATTGAGCTTGGCGTCGGCGTGGATGTCCGTATCGGGATCATAATCGACCGATAGCTCGTAAATGGGAAACCAGACCTTCTGCTGTCCATCGTAGATGAAATCGATGACCCTGCCGGTGTTCTTGTCTGCGATAGTGATGACCGCGCCATTTCGAACTGCGCGCTGATGCTCGCTTATGAAGCTGTGACGCCCATAATCTGAGAAGCACGCGACCTTATCGGTTACGGTAGAGGGGAGTTCGATCTTTTGCTTGGGATCATTGCCGGTGCGATAGACCCGCTCATTCTCGCCTGCCGTGTAGTCGCCGGCCGGCATAACGTCGCGCAGCCGTCCGAACGCGCCGCTGGTGATCCAGCCGCGCAACAGGCCCTGCGAGGTCTCCAGCGCATCTGAGAAGGCATATTGAGTAAGCTTCTGCCCTTCGCCGACAAGGCCAAGCTTTCGGTGGGCGGACGTAATGATCTTTCGGAAGGTGCTCATGTCGTATTTATAAGAAAAGGGACAGGACGCTTTCGCGCCCGGCCCCTCGTCATCCCACAAGTGTTTATTAGAACGTCGAGGGAGTAGTCGTGGTGAGGACTTCGCAGACGCCATAATTGACACCGCCGAAGCTCGTCTTCTTGACAGCGCGGACTTCCTCGATACCAACGCCCTTGCTGGCACCATAGTCGGTCATGTCGTTGACGGGGGTCGGGTCCTGACCATAAGCGACCGTCAGAGAATTCTGACCGCAAAGGAAGCCACGAGCCACGGGAGCCGAAGAGGCACCGAGGTTGCCGACCAGACCGAGGCTGTCAATTCGACGGATGATGATGCCGTCGAGCCACAAATCGCCCGACTGGAACAGCGGGTTCTTTGAGAAGCCAAGCTCGCTACCATGACGGTAATTCAGGATGATTTCCTGATCCGACTTCAGGTCGCGGAACTGTTCCGGGCCGCAGAAGTAGACGAAGGTTGCCTCGCCAGACGCGTCATCAACCGAGTAGGGATTGACGCCGAAGCCGGAGTTGAGACCCGTCGAAAGCGCCATCTCGCGTGCGGTATGAAGCGTAGCAGCGGTGATTTTGTCATTCGCCGCAGTCAGTTCACCAAGCGCGGTTGCCCAAACACCAGCCGCGCCGGTCTTGTAAGCTGCCGAGTTATTGCCGAGCAGGATACGGTCCGTGTTGGCCACGAGGAAGGCGTTCTTCTGTGCGTCCGTAGCGCTTGCATAGTTGACGCCGACGTCGATGGTGTTGCCATCGGAGTCCGCTACGCTCTTGACGATGATCGACTGGTATGCAGTCGAGATATCTGTCTTGAGTTTCTTAGCCGACCAATCCTTGAGGCGCTTGCGAGCCGCGTTGTAGAGGTCGAGTTCGGTGCGGAACGTCTGGTCCTTTGTGAAGCGAACGCCATTACGGAAGTAAGTGACGGTCATGCGATCGGCATATTCGCCCATCGACTCTTCGTTGCCGACCAGCGGGGTGGAGCCCGTGACACCAGCGGAACGAAGCTGCGCTGCCAGAGGAACGACGATCGTCTCGCCGCCATTCTTGAGGTCATCGATAACGCGGATGATGTTGCTCGCGTCATTGCCCATATACTTCATGAAGCCAGAGCCGGCGACATAATCGAACAGGAACTGCTTCTGCCACTTAGTTACGGCAAGATAGTTGTTGGTCTTTGAGGTTGTCATGTAATCCTTTTATTGTTTCAACTAAACAGCGAACCGACTGCCGAATTACGGCCTGCGGGAACATCGGTGGCGCGGCCTTGGCTCTGTCCACCAGCCAATGAGCGGCGAGGAGTCGCCTTCGCTGCGGGTTTGGTCGTCACAACGGCGGGCGCTTCGTCGGTCTCGACATCAGCGCTTGCGGCGGTGTGATCAGCAAAGAGGCCCATCTCGGCTGCACGACGGCGGATGTAAGCTTCCTCATCCGTCAATAGTGCATTGACCTTCTGGTCCTGCTGAAAGCGTTCAACAATCATTTCCATCGGCTTGCGCGAATTGAGGAAGTTGGCCTTGAGAGTAGGGTCGGTTGCCATCCGGGACTTTGCCCATTCTGCCGCCTCTGCCACCATCTCGGCACCATGCTTCTCTCGCGCTCGCTCATCCGAATCCAAAAGACGTTCATCGAACATCTCGGCGCGGACTTTTTCACGGAATGAGTTGAAGTAGGGATCATCGGAATATTCGTCCGGCTGGCGCTGTAGCGAACGGGCATGATCAAGCTGTGCCTGATATTCCGCTGCACGACGTTCAGCCTCTTGGCGCTTCTCTCGCTCCGCCTTGACAGCACCTACTGGCACCATCGTCTGGCGATGCTTGGCCGGGGATTCATCTTCGCCCGTTTCGGGCTCTGACACATCCTCGTGTTCGGCATGGTCGTCGGTAGACTCGATTTCCTCGTCTTCCATCTCGGGCTCGGGAGTATCCTCCACCACCTGATCAACCGTCTCATTCTCGACTTCCGGAGAAGCCTCGTTTTCGTCACCGAAAAGCGATCCAATAATACCCATCTGACTCCTACACATCGATGCGCCGATGCCTGCGAAACGCCCTACACGTTGGCGACCCGAACCCGTCTTGAGGTAGACCAGTCGAAACCGATGGTTATTAGCGTGACCATCATCACATCGCCCGATTGGCTCGGCGGCAGCCTCCGATTCTATTTAGCTTGCAAGGCGTTTCGTTCCGGTGTTAGCTTTTAGGCCTAATGCCATGTCGTCGTCGTTGCTCTGCTTTCGCCCTCTTAGGAGAAACCAGATGCAAGTGAAAAAGATCGCGCTCGCGGCAGTCGCCGCTATCGGCATTTCCGGAATAGCTCTCGCATGGGGAACGGATACGATAGAGGTTGCCGACTTGACGGTGCCTTACAAAATCAGCACAGGAAGTAATACGGAGACCGGTGTCGTTAAGTATCACATATATTTGACAAGGACGATCCACGAAGGTGGTCACCCGGCGCATGGCTTTCCTCCCGAACCTGACACGAGACAGTGCGACTGGAATATGCAGGGGCACATCGATCGGGTCGTTTGCTTCACTTCGATTATGGGCGGAACTTCCTGCAACAACAGCTTGTCAAAGAACCTGCCGATTGACATCTCCGGCCAGAGCGGTGCGCCAAGTAACATGTTTGACCATCGTCCATGCTCGGACTTCATCGGACAGATTAACTCTCAAACCGATACGCTGAAGACCCAAATGGACACCCACGCTTTGATACAAGCCGACCTTGACGGAGACCTAAAGTCTACGATGCAGGGTAGTGGTGCGCAGGTCAATTACGGCGGGATATCGTAAGAGGTTGGAGCGGCGGTTAATTCCGCCGCTCCAACCCTTTTTCTATGCCTCGGGATTACCACCATACTGCCGAATGATATCTGCCAGCCCGCCTGCCCGCGCCATCTGCTCGGACTCGATCTGAGTGCGCTGCGCTTCCGCCGCGTGCTTGGCAGCGTTGGCGGCAAGGTTCTGTGCCTTCGCCTGCTGCTCTTGCGCGGCAAGCTGCTGAGACTGCATGGCCTGAGCGGCCTGCGCCTGCTGCTGCGCCGCCTGTGAAGCCTGCTGCTGCTGCATGAAGTTGGCGACCGCCTCTTCGATGTCGGTTTTGTCAGGCAGCGGGAAGATTTTGAGCGCGAGCATGAATTCGGGCGATCCAACAGGAACACCGCGACCAATCAAGTCGAGCAACTGCGCACGCATCTCATGCTCCAGCGTCGCATTGGACGTGATCGAGGAGATGATGATATTCATGTCCATCTTGGACAGATCGTTCTTGACGCCAGTCGTCACCGCTTGTGGACGCATCTGTGGATGGCCAGTCTGCGGATCGATGACAGGCTGACCATCAGCGCCAGTGACCGGCATGTTGCGCATCTCGACGACAGGAGTGTTGATCGTCAGGAATTGTGGTGCCTGAGCGTTGCCCGACACTTGGACATACATCTCGTCGGTCCAATATTCGCGGATGATATACCAGATGGTGCGGTATATCTCTTCCATCCAATCCTCCAGACGATCGAGCATCGGCCCGCTCTCTGTCAGACCAGCCTGTTGCTGCACGAGGCGGCTACGCCCCGATGTTTCGTCACCAAGATTTCGGCCCAAGACCGCAGGCGTCGGTCCCATCCTGTCAATCTCGGCACGGGCAAGCTGGAGAAGCTGGCCCTGTTCGCTGAAGTCATTGGATCGCACCATCTGCCAGCCCTGTGGGATGATGCCATCGGAGCGTGACGCTTCCTCACGCACGATGTCGGCGCTGACAGGCGGAGCGTTGGGATCGACTTGCTGCACGCGGGTCTGCACGCTCGCCTTGATCATCGCGGCACGGTGGGCGTTATACTCGTCCTGTGGACCGATCATCGAGCGCACTACACCATAACGGCTAAAGCAAAGCTGATCGTCTTCAGTGTCTTGGCAAATGAAGGCGCTGACGGGGATGATGGGGCAGATGCTCATCCCGTAATCGTCGTGATACGGCGAGGGTCCGAAGTCCAACACGCCAGCATGGCAGAAGCAAATATTCTTCCACTGCCCGGCTTCGCGGTAATACATATCGACGATAAGCACGCGCTTGCTCTTACGGTCGATCCAGACGTCTGGCGCATCCCGCATCGTGCGGCTGTCACCGCCGAGCAGATCGCCGGGCTGGATGTCACCGAATTGGCGGGCATCTGGGAAGTCGTCGAAGATGTCTTCGGAATTACGCCATTGTGCTACGCCCATGTAGCGAGCATCTGAGAAATCATACTCGCGGCTGTGCGGGTCTCAGAAGAATTCGTTGGGATGGATGCGATCGACAGTGATCGACTTGCGATCATGGCCTACTCCAAGCTGGATTGCGGCGTATCCTTCGATGAAGTAATTTTCGAGCGCGAGCGCCTTAATCTTGTTGAGCTTGGCACGATCGGCAGCATAACGAAGCGCCTTGGTCGCGATATCGGCAGCACCCTGATCGGCCGGGCTGCGGGGCCAGCACTGCGGGTCGGTCGGGTGCTGTAGGACTACGCCGATCTCCCCGCTGACGATCCGCTGCACGATGTTGATGTTTGGACTGATCAGCTTGTGCGCGTGAAGCATGTCCTTCCACCCTTCTGACAGGGCGCGGTTGCCATCATAGTATCCGCGATCGAGCGCTGACAGGTTGCGCCCATGCTCGGTTGAATCGATGGCCTCCCGGAACTGACGCTTCAGCGCCGAGATGTCGGGAAGGTTGACGGTTGTGGGCTGATCGTCATTGTGATCGTCGGGTGTAAGGTCCATCCGATATTTATCGATATGGTCACGGGGCGAGGTTCAGGGGGACGATATGCGGTTATCAGGTATGGCGCTGGCTCTCACCGGTAGCGCCGCGCCAATTAGGCCGGTGAAGGGTTGAACGGGTGAATCACTATTCCATCTGGTCCTACTTCGGATCGAACCCAACGGTCATCGCGTTAGCAAACCTTGGCGGTATGATCGGCCTCGGCATCGTCTTGTGGAGGTTTGGAAAGTTCATCTATCGTTTCGCCGTCATCTCGGCACAACGAAGCATCGCAACGGCTTGGAGACGGACGAGGCACGATCGATTGATGACGGCCGCCATAGCCGCCCACGATCTCTATGTGTTGATAGCATACTCGACGCGGCTCATGGTCAGGATGCTATCGGCGATGGCAATGACGGTCGTCTTTATGGCGTTCACTATAGTATCTAAGTTTAAACCCGAGTCCTTCACGTCGCCATCCCGCATTACTCAATCGGCATATTTTACATACGCGATCGGGACTATGGGCATAGTTTATCTGGGCTTGACGGTTGTGTCGATTGTGAACTTGTTCATGTTCTGCGGACTTGTCGTCAAGATGCGTGTCCGGATTCTTCGAAGAACTCATCGCTTCACGAGACACAGCGACCTTCTCAGTTGGCGGTCGGCCACCAAGTAAAAATTCGGTAGAAAATTGTCTCGGCACCTGTTTTTGATGCCGCGATCGACTGGCACGCGGTGGTGGGGGTGGGGTCGGCTCGGACCGTCTTTTGCCTCGACCGTCCGCACCACATTCCCCAATGATGTCAATGCCTTAGCACGGTACTCCATAGGATCGCCGCGCCATCGGGCGCGGGATGGTCACCCTCTATCGTGCGTCCGGATCGTGGAGGGCCACGGTAGGGCGCAAGCGTCCGCCGAGATCGTGGGGCAACATCGTCCGCCTGATCGTCATGGCGAGGGCTGGCGGGGCATTGTCGGGCGCTGATCGTGCCGAACCATCATAGAGATCGAGCGTAGCGGCGTCGCATTGGGGTTTACCCTCTCGCGACATCGGCATGCGACACGATCGTGCGTCACAATAGGGTTGACGAATCGGTTTTGTGACGCCATCGCCGGATTGTCTAAACCCAAATGTGACAATCGGAGACGCTGACATGATCGACCGCACGGAAGCCGCCCGCCAACTGGCAAAAGCCATCGCCTACAAACAGTGCGGGCGCGACGACGCCGCCGCAGCATGGGCGCGCAAGCTGGTCGAGACGCTGGAGTGCGCCTCGATCCTCCGGGCGGAATAATCCACGCCACGCCGCTGCCAACGCCACAAATCGAGGGATTTAGCTATGACCGCACTCGCAACCGCCACTGTCACCCGCAAGGCTCCTCGCACTGCCGCTGCCAAGCCTGCCAAGCGCAAGTTTGTCCGCGCCACGCTGAATGATGCTCCCCGCGTGGACATTTACAAGGATGTCACTGATCGGATCATTGCGCAGCTTGAAGCCGGCGTCATGCCTTGGGCGCGCCCGTGGAAGGCTGGCGTCGCTGCTCCCTCAATGCCCTACAACTTCGCGACCAAGCGCGCTTACAGCGGCGTCAACGTCCTGTTGCTGTGGATCGCGGCAATGGAGCGCGGCACGAACGTCAACGCATGGCTTACCTTCAAGCAATGCGCTGACATGGGCGGTTCGGTGCGCAAGGGCGAGCGCGGCACGTCCATCGTTTTCGCTGACAAGTTCATCCCGTCCGCCGAAAAGGTCCGCGCGGAAGCGGCGGGCGATGACGCCAAGGCGATACCGTTCCTGAAGCGCTTCACCGTCTTTCATGTAGACCAGTGCGAAGGCCTCCCCGCGATGGATGCTGTCGCGGCTCCCGCCGCTGATCATGAACTGATCGCGGCAGCGCAGGGCGTGATCCGCGCATCCGGCGCGGATGTGAGGATCGGCGGCGACAAGGCCTATTATGCGCCGGAGCCCGACTTTATCGCTGTCCCCGCACCGGAAGCATTCTTTGACCTCGTGAACTGGAATCGCACGGCACTGCACGAGCTAACCCATTGGACCGGCCATAGCTCGCGGCTCGATCGCAAGATGCTCAATAAGTTTGGCAGCAAATGCTATGCGCGCGAAGAACTTGTGGCCGAAATGGGTAGCGCATTCTTGTGCGCCTCTTTGGGCATCGTCCCGTCTGTGCGCCACAGCGATTACATCGGCAATTGGTTGACTGTCCTGCGCGAGGATAATCGCGCCGTTTTTCGTGCCGCATCTGCCGCGACCAAGGCTTGCGACTTCCTCTTGTCGAAAGTCGAGGGCTGACCGGCTCCCTTGTCCCGCTCGACGATGATCGAGCGGGGCGAGGATAGCCCGTCAATCTGGAGATCATCATGACCAAGTTTGTCAAAGCGCATTACAAGGGCGGTCACCGCGTGATTTTGGGCGGCGTACCTTGCCGCGTGTCCTATCTCCCGATCGCGGGCGGCAAAGCTTTGATGGCCCAAAGCTCCCGCGAAATGTGCGCCGCCCTACCCCCTCGCAATCGCAAGGATCGTGCGAAGTGGGAGCGCGACCAGCTTGCCGCGTATCAGGCGGCTGACAAGCTCGGCGACCGTGCGATTGACGAAGTGGTCACCCCGCTTCGCTCGTCCGCTCCAGCGCCGACTGTGGAGCCCGTGGAGACGGCGGAGCCCGTCGGCGCTGTCATCGTCCCTATCAAGCCCGTGGCGCGTCCTGCGCGCCCTGTAGCCCATCCCATGCGCGCGGCTGCCCTTGATCATCCTCGCGCGCGGTCCATAACTGCTATATGCGACACCCAAAGCGACACGAAGGGTAAGGGAATGATCGTGGGATATGCGCGGGTCTCCAGTGTCGGGCAGTCGCTCGACATTCAGATGGAGGCTTTGAAGGCAGCCGGCGCGGAACAGATTTTCTGCGAGAAGAAAAGCGGGACTAAGGCGACGGGGCGCGAGGCGCTGGCGGACGCGATCGAGTTCTGCCGCAAGGGTGACGTGCTACTCTGCACCCGCCTCGATCGCTTCGCGCGCTCGCAAGTCGATCTCCATGCGCTTGTCGAGAAACTGACGAAAAAGGGCGTCGGGTTTCGGTGCGTATCGCAGCCCGAGATGGACACCACTACCGCAATGGGGAAGCTCTTGCTCGGCGTGTTGGGCGCGGTGGCAGAATTCGAAACCGACTTGCGACGGGAGCGCCAGCGCGAGGGGATCGACAAGGCGAAAGCCGCAGGCGTCTATGGCGGGCGCAAAAAGGCTATCGACGATGACCGCATCCGCGAACTGCACGCGGCTGGCAAGGGACCGACAGAGATCGCAAAGACGCTCGGCATTCACCGGATGTCTGTCTACAGGGCTCTTGAGGCTGCTACCGCCGCATAGGAACCCGTAGGGCGTCACGGCAGCCCATCCGCGCGCCCCTGCCCATGTAGGGCTTAGTATAGCCCTTTCTGGCGCGGGTCGCTCGATCGCTTAGCCCGGCGCTGGTAACCGTCCATGACCTCGCCCCTAACGCCAACTGGCGCGAGGATCGCCGGATGCGCTTCATTGATCACCCTACAAAATAGCGACAGCGTATCGACGATGTCGTCATGCTTGCCGACCGGGAATTTGATGAATTCCTGAATCGCGTCCGCATGGATGCGACTGCCCTTTTCGAAGTGGACGCGACCAAGGCTGCAATAGGTTTGAAGCGCATTCGAGCGCAGGACTTTGCTCTTACCATGGGGGCTGACAAGCTCGATCGGCGCATGGGTCTTTGTTGCCAGCTTGGCATCCTCGACCAAACCTTTGATGCCCTTGAAATGATTGTCGGACTCCGCAAACCATCGCAGAATTTCGTATTTCCGCGCGAAGCTCAGAGCGCCCTTATTCGCGACCTGAAGCTTACCATCCGCATCGGTCTTAATTCCCATCGCGACTTTGAGTTCACAGCGCTCGCGGAAGCTATCGATAACATAAACATGCTTGCGATGATCGATCCCAAGAACAAGGCAGACATTGAAGTCGTTCTTGTCCTCGACATCCACAGCATGATCGGTTGCCAGATAATAGTGCAGGTCTTTCGGAAGGTCTTTGCGCTCATATAGATTATCATCGATCCATTCCCGCTTGAACAAGCCGTCAGTCGTCGGGACCGGGTCCTGCTGATGCTGCGAAGCCCAATCGTAGGGACGACTCTTGAATTCCTCGATATCTTCGTCAGCCCATCGCGTCGGAAACAATAGCTCGCCTTCGGTGCGGGGATCGCTGAAACCGATACGCGTGACATGATGGAAGCTCGTGCGCTCCATCGGGAGGATAAGCGTTTCCCATCGGCCGGCTGGCGTATTGGCGAGGATGTTGCCGACAAGGTCATCCTCGTGGAGCCTCTGTTGAATGAGCGTGCAAGTTGATAGCTTGGGGTCATTAAGACGCGTAATGACGTTCGTCCAGAATATCTCGTTTACTTCATTGCGCTTCGCATCCGATGTTGCGTTGGAAGCGCTGATCGGGTCATCGATCATTATCCGATCAGCGCGGAACCCGGTTATGCTTGTAATGGGGATGGCCCAACGGAATCCCATACTATCATTCACATATTTGGAAGCCGCGTTCGCGTCGCTCTTGAGCTTGATATTAGCGAATGTCTGATACCAAGGGCTTTCGATCAGCCATCGAGCCTTCTGATTATCGCGGATGCTCAAAGCCTCATTGGCTGCCATCGCGACGACTTGAATTGACGGATTAGTCAGCCATTCCCACGCCGACCAATAAACGCCAGCGAGCAAGCTTTTCATGCTGCCCGGTGGGACATTGATGATCAGTCGCTGAATGTCGCCCCGCGACTGCGCCTCAAGATGATCGCAAATTGCATCGATATGCCAATTTGAGATCATCGTGACAGTTGGATGGTGTATCTTCCACGCGTCGCGGACGAATGTCCGGTAGCTCTTCGCGTAGTGATATCGGATTACCTCAAGCGCATCTGCATTATTGACTTCAATATGACTCATCGTCTCCTTCGTTGATCGGCTGATGCTCGATCACTCGTGCTTCGGTAGTTGCGGTGATGGAATTATTGAACGCCATGAGAATGCGCTCGCGGTCCTCAAATGTCAGTAGAGACGCGTCCACGGTCGCGACCGTATTATGACTGACGTTCGCATCGATCTGAATCTGTTGCGTGGGGCTGCCCCAGCCCCGAGACAGTAGGAGCGATCCCGCTTCGACGCGCACCTTGCGATTGACATTGTCATCCCGCATCGTGTCGATCAGGAATTCAAGAATTTCTTCTGTATGCTCGCGCGCTAATTGCGTCAGAGTCTTGCCGGTCTTTGATTTTTTGCGTGCGCCATTTGTCGCACGACGGGGGTCGCCCGCCACAAACCATCCGGCATTGCGTTTCTTTTCCGGTGCTGTCTTTGGCTTATCGTTATCGTCGTCCATCCGATATTTATCGGCGCGTGAAGTAAGCTTGCCCGCTCCTTGTCTCGCGATAGACAAAACCGGTGTGGCAGATGAAATGAAAGACGCGGCGATTGCTCGTGTGGCACTAGGCCGTGAGGGGCAGCGCTACGGCGTCGTCATACCAAGCCAACATGGCGCGGCATGATCTGACAGCCGCCTTGCCCCGGACATCTGGAGGGCAGACGCAATGGACCTCCCACAATTCGGGTGCGATGAACTGGAAGAGCAGATGCGCGTCCGTCTCGCCGTCGCGGACAAGGATGTTGCTGTCAGCTTGGTCGAGGATCGCTTGCCAATCGAGTTTCACGCCATGGGATATCCACGGGAGGGCGTCGGGTGCGTTGGCGAGGCTGGCGATACGCTGTGCGTCGTAGGAGCGGAGGATCATTCACTAATTATCGCCGTGCCAGAATTGGCCCGGCGACTTCGCGCCGTGCCGGTTACCGCGCTTGGTAGGGATTCAAGCACGATGCTCGCCAAGCAATTGATTCCGGTGGGCTACCGCTGATCGGCGTTTACAAACCGCCAGTCTTACTTTTAGAAGGTTTTAGGGGACAGGATGGGGGTAGCAGTGAAACGGGTAATTTTGTTGGGTGCGCTTGTCGCGTCGCCGGCATACGCACGCCATTATCATGACCATTTCACGCGGGATGTCATCATCGGCGCTTCGATCAACGCAGCGGCGCGACCGCCCTACATCATCAACACCGGCCCCGTAGCGTCGCTGACGCCTTCCGGACCGGGAGGCCCTGCCGGTGCCGTGCCTGTCGCCGATGAGCTTGGAAAGATGGCGTCGCTTCGGGACCGTGGCATTCTGTCCGAACAGGAATTTCAGCAACAAAAAGCTAAGCTACTTGGGGGTCCACAATGAAAAGAGTTCTGCTCGCTGCCTTACTGATTTCGACAAGCGCGCACGCTGTAACGAATGAGGATTTGAAACAGAAACCGCCAAGGGTCATGTTTGACTCTCCCCGTGGGTTAGAGGGGGCGATGTCCTGCTTCGATGAAGCTACCGATATTTGGGTCCGCTACTTCAACTCGCCTGATCATCGCACCTATCGCAAGCCGGGTAGCGTCGATATCGAATATCTAAGCGCTCCCGCTACGGTGTTCGCAATCCAGAGCCGAATGATGCTGGTGTCGATCAATCCGAACCCCGCTGGCGGCTCCCATATCCAGATTTGGGGTGCCAACGTCGTTGACGAGCTTGATCCGGCTGACGCGGCGTCACGCGGCCATGTCGCTCTCCATGCGAAAGCAAAGGGGCGGCTCCAAGAGTCGATCGATAGCTTCAAACTCTGCTTGTCGCAGCCCGATCCCGTCTCCGCTGTCGCAGCGCCCGCCGGTCCCCCAATGAGTATCGCCGATGAGCTTTCGAAGCTTTCCGATTTGAAAGCAAAGGGCATCATCACGCAGGCGGAATTCGACGCACAGAAGGCAAAGCTACTCGGTTCCAACTGATCGGGTGGTTCGATCGTGATCTCGCGAGCCGCATTCATTCGGTGCGGGTGGGGCTCCAGATTGAATGGAGATAGTTGGGGGAGGTCATACCCCTTACTTATTGTCGGATGCCCGAAGGCTGGCGCTTTCGATCATCTGGCGATAAAGGCGCGCTACCGCAGCATAGCCCATGGAGATTAGCTTTGGACGACAACAACGAACTGATCGCCTTGACCGCCGACATCGTCGCAAGCTTTGTTGGAAACAATAAGGTTGGCGTCAATGAGATTGGCGACTTGGTCGCGTCCGTCCACGCGGCCTTGTCACAGACTGCCAACCCGGTCGCGGCCGAAGCACCCGAGCCGGAACCGGCTGTTTCCGTCCGCTCCTCGGTCAAGCACGATTACATCGTCTGCCTCGAAGACGGCAAAAAGCTCAAGATGCTCAAGCGCTACCTGCGCACCAATTACGACATGACCCCGGACGAATATCGCACCAAGTGGAAGCTGCCGCGCGATTACCCGATGGTCGCGCCCGCCTATGCAGAAAAGCGCCGTGGGTTGGCCGTGGCGATCGGTCTCGGCCGCAAGGTGGCGTCCGTCGCCGAGGGTGCGGCGGAGTCGGTTACGGAGGCCGTGACGCCGACGAAGCGTGGACGCCCCGCCAAGGCAAAGGTGGAGGCTCCTAAGGCCGTTGCGAAGCCTGCCGCCAAGCCGCGCGGGATTAAGGCAGCCAAGGACGCTGCCGCGAAGCATCTTGGCGGCGCTACCGGCGTAGACGGCTGAATATTGTTTCCGAGGGTCTGGCGCAACGCGCCAGGCCTTCGGCCTGTCCCTTTGACGATGGAAAGGATATGCGACCTCCAAGTCGCGAAAGGTTTCCATTCCATCCATGAACATCGGTGAGCATATCCGCCAAGCGAGACGCGAGGCGACATTGACGCAATCTGAGCTTGGCGAGCTTGCAGGCATAGGACGTCAAGCCGTCATCCGTTTGGAGGGCAATGGCGGGCGCGTGTCATCGCTCTACCGGGTGATCCCATATTTGCGCTTCCGCGTTGTCGGCCTCTCGGGTGGGCAGACCATCCATGAGCAAATTCGGCGGGCGCGAGATCGGAGGGGTTGGACTCAAGCGGTTGCCGCTAATCGGGCTGGCGTGTCGGTCCCCACCTTGAGAGCCGTGGAGCGGGGCGAGGGGTCTGTCGCGGCAATGAGTGCCATTATAGACGTGCTGGCCTCTCGCGCCGCCTCAAACTCGCTATCGAAGGGCGAGAACTTGCGCGGCCGAGATCGGCATTGGGAGACCTTCCGCACCCCCGCTCACGCCACGCGATCCCTACTCGACTACCAGCCGGAATGGTTTGCGGGCAGCGGTTTCGACCCGTCCGCTGGAGACGGCAGGATGCTGCACGAGATCGTGGCGAGGGGAAACGCCGGTCCGCATTTTGCGAATGACATCCGCGCCGAAGATTTGCCCGCCATGGCTGCCGTCCCCGGTGTCGCGGCGACCATTGGCGACTACCTCGCTATGGCGTCACCACCACGGGCCGACTTCCTGCTGACTAACCCGCCTTTCACTCGATCAGTGGAGTTCGTCGTAAAGGCGCGCACCCATGTCAGCGGTGCGATCTGCATCCTCCAGTCCACTCAATGGCAGGCAACGCAAAAGCGATCTCAGTGGATGCGGAAAAGCGGGCTGGCGCACGTATTGAATTTAACCAAGAGACCAAAGTGGGAAGTGGACTCCGGTCCCGAGGCCCCGCGCAACATCTGGGATTATGCGTGGTTCGTGTTCCTACCCGACTACGCCGGGTTGCCGTCTATGGATTGGCTGTGCGCGGCTTGACGCGCTACTTCGTCGCCCGCACCATCGTCGCTACAGCCTTCAACACGACGGGCGCGGCCTTCGCGACGCCCACTGCGAGCTTCCTCGCCGACTCGGCGTCTGGCGCATGAACTCGAATGATCCGCGTCGCCTTGCTCGCGACTTTGATCATCTGCACCGTTACGTTGAAAACCGACATCAGCATTCCCCCTTACCCGCTGTCGTAACCGCTTTGCCGTCCTCGTGCCAGCGCTTTGGATATGAAAAAGGCCCGGCGTTACCGGCCAAGCCCATCGTCTCCCAACAATGATATTTCGATCAGCCCCCACCAAGCCTCGTGATCGCACGGCTCAAGTAGATGGTGTTATGGATTGCCTCCACCCAGCAACTCAGCATGAACGCGGCGATCAGCAAGCCAATCGTCAGAAGCATGATCCAACCGAGGAGCGCCCTCGTAATCTCAAACGCATCCCTACAAAACTTCTTCCCGTCTCGGATCGCAAGCTTCCACTGATAAGCATGCTGTGCCTTGAACTCATTCCACGTCATCATCGCCATGACCATTCTCCCTATTGTTGGCCGAACAAATAATCGGCGACACGAGTAGGGGCAAGAGTGAACTTTTCGTGAACTTCGGACGCTCGTTATTCGTCCGATTTTTCACCGCAAGGGAGAGAGTGGCATTTATTGATGTCGCCTACGGCTCCATAAGCGCTTCGCGCATTCGCTTCGCGTTGCATGACGTCCTACGGATTTGTGATGAACTGCATGAGCTTCATGAACTGATATCGATCTCGGACGTCATGAGTGATCGGAGGCATGGCCCTTGCCATGACGTAGATCGGGAAATGACAGGCGGGATGGCCACGGGACATCACGTCTCCGGGTAGTAATCGGCAAATCGATACACGGGAAGACATCTGGTCGTCATGACGACGCATGCGCGCCATCACGCCAACCCGAAGTCCATGTAATCCCGCATCACAACACGACGCCTTGGCGTCGCATTGCTCGCCAGATTCCAAGTCCTTCATATCCCTTACGGGCTTGCCTTCGGGGATTAATTCTGCGCGAAGCGCACCATAGGAGAGAGAGATTATTTCCCTAAGAGAATGCCACTATCTCCCCTTTCGTATCTCCTTTTTGGAGGGAGTAACACCCGAATGAGGGTGCGGAGATAAATAATGACGTGAGCGATTACACCCCCGTAAGGTGTGCTCATCGGGTGGCGACGATGGAAGTCATGAGCCGTTGGAAGTGTAGACCTATGCACGCGCCACCCGAACAACTTTCATAGGTCCGATAGGTGCAACACGATTATGAGTTCAACAATCAAAGCGCAATTCTGTAGCGCACGGTGCGGGGCCGGCAAAACAAGCTCGATCCTGCGCACGCTGGCAACCGAGCCGGCGCGATACCTCTATGCGGTCGATCGCCGCGAAGTCGCGCCCGGTCGCGAGCTTCAAATCCTTGAAGAGGCACGCATGGCAGGAATGCGCGAGCCCATCATCGAGATCGTATTCTCCAATTCCTCAAATGGGGGTGGCAGCAAAGGCATTGCGGCCCTCATCGGCGAGGCAATCAAGCGCTGCGATCCGCTGCGCCATGCAATCATTATCGTATCACACGCGGGGCTTAAAATGACCGATCACACTACACTATCGCGCAAACGCTGGTCACTCATCATCGATGAGACGCCGGACCTGTTCGAGCTTACCAGCATGGACACGGGACCGATGTTCGTGCCGTTTTTCGAAGCCAACTATGAAATGCAGGAAGATGGCAGGATCGACGTCAAGCGCCCTGTATCGGCGAGCGAGTTTGACCGCCCGTCATTGCGGCCCCTGCGGCAGTTCCACGATCTGGTGAAGCGTGGGGGCGCTCGTGCGTCTGTGACATCATGGGAAGAAACCGCCGAGCCGTGGTGGGTTTCCCGGTGCTGGGATGCGAGCCTGTTGGGGCTATTCGACAGCGTCGTGTTCTTTGCGGACAGCTTCCCAGAAACGATCACCTATCATCATTTGAAGCACGAGGGCGTTGAGTTTGAGGAGATTTTCCTCGCCGATCATCGCGTCTGGCGAGATCGCAAGGTCCGCATCTACTACTATGCTGACGACCACGAGGCGTCAGCCGGGCGGTTCCGGGATGCGGCCATGCGCGCCGAGCTAACCAAGATCGCAGCCCATATGTCATCGCTTGGGATCAACAATCATTTGTGGACCACGAACGCGAGCATCGCCCCGATCTTCGCCCCGCATGCCATTGCCGGTGACAACGTGACGCCCAAGCAGGCGGGATCGAATGCGTGGCAGCACTGGCACGACGCGAGCATGATCTACGCCGCCCGCCCTACCCCAGACGAGATACTGATCCACGGTCAGCGGGGCATGACGGAGGCTGATCTGGTCCGCGCGCGGGGCGGCTACGACATCAAGCAATTCTGCATGCGGTTGTCATTGCGCAACCCTGACAGTGTCGAGCCCGTCACCATCCGTCTGTATGACAAAGAGCAGGCAGAGGAACTGAAATCCTACCTCGACGAGGCATACGGCTTCAACTGCGAGGTCGAGCATATCGACCTCGATATCAAAAAGCCGGCTCGCGCTCGTGGTCGTCCGCGCAAGCAAACCGAGGAAGAGCGTCGGGTTGCCAAGGCCATCGCGCAGCGCAAGTGGAAGCAAGCGAGGAAGGCGGCATGACGGCCCCCTACATGGTCTGGATGTTGAAGCATGCAGACACGCATGACGTTCATATCTGTTCGTCCAACTGGCACCCGGTGACATTCATGACGCGATTCAAAGAGCCGATCGCGCGCGGCGGTATCGTTGAACTAATAATGTCATGCGAGGATAGCGCACGATCCCTGTCGGGCATGCTCCAGTCTGTGTTCTACCCCCGCAAGCTCCCCTGCCCCGGTTTCTGGTTTACCCCGGATACGTTCGGGAGCGTGCTGGCGCTCTTGGCCTATGGCGAGGGCCGGCTTGGCATCTCAGAGACTGTGCAGTCGCCTACAGCATGGGAGTTTGGATTGCGGGTGCCCGATGTCGATCTCCCGCTAACCACGGACTGGCGCGAGTATCACGACGCCGTCGCCCGGTCCTATTTCACGATGACACATCAGGCGGCTGACGTGGACCGGTTCAAGATGCCATAAAGATATTGACGCACAATCGAGCCCCGAATTATAAATACAGGATCAAGGAACGCGACGCATCGCTTCCTCGATCATGCAGTCTCCTAAGATGCAAACGTGGAAGCCTCGATCAGGTCTGATACTGATCGGGGCTTTTCGGTCTCACGGCCGTCGTGACAACTTCGATCGCGACAGCATCAGTGCCATCGACCCGGCCGACGACATCATGTTGGTCGTCCTCGACCAGAATATGGCATCCGATGTTGATCCGGCCCGTCTTCGCGTCAGCGCAGATCAGGTCCCTCAAGGCTTCGATCGCATGGCTGCGAGCGCTCTCAAGCTCATCGAACTCTTTGCCCTCTTCGTCCTCGACAATGTCTGCACCGTCGTAGAGGTGGAAATAGTATAGCGCCATCACAACACCTTACCGAATCGTTGAGGCTGCGAGCCTACGCCTTCGGCCGTGCCCGCTCCTTGATTTCGGTCATAGCCTCCGGCAGCCAGTCAACATCCATAAGCCTTGCCATCAATGCATCAATCTCGGCATCTGCCTCGCTCGTAGGCTCGTGATCGTCGCGCAACCGGCGCGAAAAGTACTGGCTGATGACCGAGGTTCTGACCACACATATACTCCTAAGCGAATAGAACGCGGTCTGCGAACGACGGTTGCCATCGATACGCTCGCGATCTGAAAACGCTACCGGGGCCATCGATAGGGTATCTTCGGTTAATGGTCATGATGTGGCTGCTGCTACGGACCTAACGTCCGCAAAGGTGTAGCACGGCGGCAACATAGGCTTCGCCAATCCGGCCGGCGAAAATAAATCTGCAAAAAACGCACTCGCACGGTTCTGGCCTCGAAAACCTCGATGGCATCGGCACCGGCCCGGCCGTTATACCACCTTTTATTTGCTATTTTGGATTATTGGGGTTCCGAAACCCCATATTGCCACCGCTTGACGATGGGAAACACTGCGCTCATCTGCGGTCCCAAGAGCGGCATCGGGGATCGATGGCGAAAGCAAAAGGGACGAACGATGAGGAACAAGAGAGCAAGGAATTTGGGTGACCGGACTACCCCCGCTATCAGCATTGTCTGCATGGGTATTCGCACCGAGCCCTTCAACTTTCATTTCGATAAGACCGGCTTGTCGGCGGAATTCATGGACAAGCTTACCGAATACGCCCTCAACGAAGTCTATCGCGGCACGTCCCTGCAAGACGTTCGGGATGATCTCGATGTCTTTGCCGAGCGCTACTGCGATGGCGAGATCGACGAAGCGACGACGTTGGGCATCCCGTATCGCGGCAATCGTGAAAAGCTCATCCGCGACATCATCGAGATGGATGCGGAGCGCGGGACCAACACCTTGGCCATCGCACGCCACGCGATGAATGGCGGGGGGCTGTTCGCATGAGCCGGGATGATTTTACCCTCTGGAATATCACGATCGACAAAGTGGCAGACGATATCTGTAGGTACAGCAAGCTCAGCGATCTTACGTTGTCGAACGGCTGGCGAGTTGTTCGCAGAGGCGTCAAGACTGGCCAAGGCAATGTCTTTTTCGGCAAGGGTTCTGCATCCTTGTCGGTGATGGTCTATCTCGCACCCGACAATTCGCTCGATCATACAGTCTACAACGTCACCAATATCCGGCGCGGCCATTTGTACCTCAGGGGTCGCCGGGCTCTGGAATTGGCGGAAACGATCGTGCTTTTGTATGAAGCCAAGGGATGGCCGATCAAGACGGCCCTGCCGATGAAGCTGGAAGAGATGATCGCGAACGCCCGAGAGTTCGAGGCCGCGTAAGCCCGTCCGCAACAGTGCTGGCGGTCATTGAGATCGCCAGCCGCAAGTAAATTGAAGGATCGAAACATGACCGACAATGAAGCCGAAATCGACGAAATCTCCAACACTGCCATCATTGCAGCCTGCATCGCGATCGGCGACCTTACGCGCGGGATCAAGATCGATTGCGCGAACGGCTGGCGGGTGATGTCTGATCACTCCTACCCGGCTAACAAGGTGAATATCATTTCCAAAGGGTTGGCGGAGTTGAAGTGCGTTATGCACTATAGCCCCGACGACGACGGCCTTGGATTTGAGGGGGCAGACATCTCTGTTGCGCATCTCGCGATGACCAGCCGCAAGTGCATCGCAGGCCCGGAAGTGGCCGGCATCCGCGAAGCGCTCAACTATGTCGTCGGTATCATCGATACGCTGTCCCGCCAGCAAGCGGCCGGCGACATGATCCCGGAGTGGTCGCGGTGAGCGCATGGGAAGAGTGGGACAAGATGCCCCCGCATATCAAGCGACTGTCAACGCATTGCTTCAACGCCTTCACGATGACGGATGCCGAAAGACGATCGCTGGATTACTACGTGCGGACCGGCCAAGTGATCAAAAAGATGAACGGTCCTTTTGGTCCCGGCCTCAAAGCCTTCCCCGCCTATCAGTTAATCTCAGACTCCAAGTTGGGGCGACTGCGCAATAGAGCATATGGATATGAGTGAGATTATTGAAGCCACGCCTGCACCGGTCAACCATGAGCTTATGAGCATCGCGGAGGTGCAGGCCATGTTGCGAGTGTCGCGGCCTACCCTGCACAGGATGAGACGAGCGCAGGATTTCCCCACGCCCGTCAGGATGGCAATCCGGAAGGTGTTTTTCAGGCGGCTTGACGTAGAGTCTTGGTTGTCGCAGCGCTGATCGACAATGCTTTGATTGCCGCAAGGTGACCGGCCCACAGGCGTAGTGCAGCTTTTTTCTCGCCGTAGTAGGCCCATTGATTGTAGAGCCCCGCGACACCCGCTTCCGTGCCGCTAATGTGGTTTAGAACTTTCTCGACAACGATCGGCAGGACGCGCGCGTTATCGTTTTCATCCTTGAGCGAGTTGAGCCCGGTCGAGACGGTGCGACGTAGATCATGGATCGTCCAATGCGGAATCTCGATGCCGTCCAGAGCCGCCAGCGCGGCCATCTCATTCGAGATTTGCCGCAGTGCCCGCGTGTAGCCGCCCATTGCCTTCTCAGGGTCGCCGCTACCCGGCCATACCAATGGTAGGTTCGAACGCTTCTCCCGGATGCCCTTCAACATCGCGACCATGTCGGGGTTAAGCCAAACGACGTTGGTCTTGCCGTTTTTCACCCGCGCGCCGGGAATGGTCCAATCGCCGGTTGTGTCCAGTGCATCCAACTCCGACCAAGCCGCTTCGAAAACTTCCATCTTGCGGCAGCCGGTGTTGATCAGAAGCTTGAACGGATCGGCAAACTTGGTCGCCGTCGTGTCCAGCACGCGCAACAGTAGCCCAAGCTCATAGTCGCTCAGGAACCGTGTGCGCTTTCCCGGCTTGGCCAACAACACGAGATCGGCGGCAGGGTTGGCCTTGAGGCCAGACACGCTACGTCCGATCGTGACAGCCCAACGAAACCAACGGGACATGAGACGCTTCATCGCGTTGGACACGCTCGGGGCGTCCTCCAGCCGGCCCCATAGGAGATCGTCAAGCGTCTCGTGCGTCACGAGGTAGATCGACATCTCGCCGATCTCAGGCTTAATCTCACGATTGTAGATGCGCCACTTCTCGCCGCTCGATCGGCGCGACTCGCCCTCATGCTGCATGTAGAGCGCGAAGAGCCAATCGCAGGTCCGCTCCGCCATCGTCGCGTCCACCACGGCCTTGGCCTTCTTGACCTCGATCACGTTGACGCCTTCCGACCGCCCGCGATTGATGTCCGTTGCCCATGCCCGCGCGTCCGCCAGAGAGAAGGCGGGATAGCCTCCCAGAGTGAACTTCTGCGGCGCACCACCATTGATGCGACCCCTCCACGCCCATGACTTCGCGCCTGTCTTTTGGACAATCAGGATGAGATTTTTGCAGCCTCCGTCTCGGATTTGCTGCCGATCTGGAGTAGGCTTGATTGCCTCGATGAAACGGTCGGTTAGAGCCTTCGGAGCATCGGCCAT